GTGATATGGCTGCATCTGGTGAAGCTGGACCTGCTGGAGGTGGCATGTCTGGTGGTTCTGGTGGAGCTAACGGAACTGGGTTGGATGCGGAGTTTAAAAAATTTGTTTCTCCGTCAGATTACGGAAAGGGCAAATTTTAATAAATAGTTATTGTAATTTTTATACATTATTGAGGTTTTTATGTCTTTGTCACAAGAAATTGTTGATAGCATTATTGCTAGAAACAATGTAAATGCAAATGAAAAAATTTATGATGCACTATATGGAATAGCTTCCGATAAAATTGGAATGCGAAGAGTTGAACTTGCTCAGAATATGTTTGCATCAGGTAATTATGAAGATGAAGATGATTACTATGAAGAGGGTGAAGAAGTAGTCGAATATGAAGATGAAGATCAAGAACCAGAAGACGAGTACGAACAATGAAACTAATCACAGAAACTATCGAAAATATTAGGGTTATCACCGAAGAAAAAGGTGGTAAAAAAAACCTATATATTGAAGGAGTATTTCTTCAGGCGGAATTAAAAAACCGCAATGGTCGCATGTACCCAATGGAAACTCTTAATAGGGAAGTTGGTGCATATAATGAGAATTATGTTGCGAAAGGTCGTGCTCTAGGTGAACTGGGTCATCCAGATAGCCCAACAATCAATCTAGATAGAGTATCTCATAAAATTGTTTCTCTCTGTGCAGAAGGAACAAATTTTATTGGAAAGGCTCAAATTCTAGAGACTCCAATGGGTAAAATTGCCAAGTCTCTTCTTGAGTCTGGTGTTACACTCGGAGTTTCCTCACGAGGCATTGGTTCTATTGAGGAAAGAAATGGAGTAAACGTAGTAAAAGATGACTTCATGTTATCTACTGCTGCAGACATTGTTGCGGATCCTTCTGCTCCAGATGCTTTTGTGCAAGGTATCATGGAAGGTAAAGAATGGATTTGGAACAATGGAATGTTAGAGGAAAAAGTAATTAATAGTTACAGACGAGCAATTAATAATGCATCTTCTAACAATTTAACTGAAAGAAAACTACAAGTTTTTGAAAGTTTTCTCCGTAATATCAAAATTTCATAAATAATAGTAGAAAATATCACATATTCTAGAGGGTTTTTTCGATGTCCAATGTATTAGATACAGAATTTGACGAATTTCTAGAAGAAGGAAACGTTGTCACTGCTCACGCAAAACCAGGAGACCGCATGGAAAAATTACAACACAGCACTCCTGGCCAGGGTGCATCACCAGAAGAACTAGGTGGCTCATCTACCACCAAGCCAGAAGGTGATGAGATTGGCAAAAAGGCTTCTTCCAGAATGAGAAAGTCATCTTCTAAAGTAAATGCTGGTGCAAAGTCACCAGATGGAATGGCTCGCCTTCAAGGCTCAGCTCCTGGTCAAAAGGGAATGAGAGAAGAGGAAGAGTTAGAAGATGATGAGCTAATTTATGAAGCTCAAGAAGATGATGAAGAAGATGAAGATGAAGATGAAAAGGAAGATGAGAAAAAATCTTCTAAAAAACAAAAAACAGAAATGAAAGCAGAAGAGATTGAAGTCGATATCACCGATGATCTCAATGCACTCTTCCACGGAGAAGAACTCTCCGAACACTTTATGCAAAAAGCTGCAACTATTTTTGAAGCAGCAGTAAAGGCTAAAGTAGTTGAAGAAGTTCAAAAGTTTGAGGCACTATACGAACAGCGTCTAATCGAGGAAATCGAAGAAATCGCTGAGTCTCTAGAGACTCGTGTAGACGCTCACCTTGATTATGTTGCTGAGCAGTGGATTGCTGAGAACCAGCTTTCCGTTGACAATGGCATCAAGACCGAAATTGCTGAAAATCTAATGCAAGGTCTTGCAGACCTCTTTATGGAGAACAATATTGATCTTCCAGAAGAGCAACAAGATGTAGTTGCCGAAATGGCAGCTAAACTAGATGAGATGGAGGAAAAACTCAACGAACAGATTGAAGTCAATGTTGAGCTAAACCAAGAAATCGGATCCTATATTAAACATGGAATTATTGCAGAAGTATCCGAAGGTCTAGCAGAAACACAGAAAGAAAAACTGTTCAACCTTTCAGAAGGTGTTGAGTTTATGAGTGAAGAATCTTTCCGTGGCAAGATTGAAACTATTAAGGAAAATTATTTCCCTAAGACTCAATCTAATTATGTGGAAGACCTCGTTGAAAAGAATCAAGACTTCTATGAGGGACCAATGGCAGCATATGTAAATGCTGTATCCAGATGGGCTCAGTGATAGTCTAGATTTTTATAAATATTAATAGATTCCTAACAAATAAATTTAACAACCAAGGAGTTTACCCCCAATGTTTAATTCAGAACAGCTACAAAGAAAATGGGCTCCTATTCTGGAGCATAATGATCTAAGTCCAATTACAGACAGATATCGTAAAGCAGTAACCGCAGTTCTACTTGAGAACCAAGAGCAATTCCTCCGTGAAGAGCGTGGTGTTCTTTCAGAAGTTGCTGTAAACAGCACTGGTTCATTCACTGCAGGTGGTGCTGGTGTAGGCGCACATGGCTTCTCAGGTAGTGCAGCTGCTGCTGGTCCAGTTGCTGGTTTTGATCCAGTTCTAATCAGCCTAATCCGCCGTTCAATGCCTAAGCTAATTGCTTATGACATTTGCGGTGTTCAGCCAATGAGCGGTCCTACTGGACTAATCTTCGCAATGCGTGCTCATCGTGGTACTGACCGTAATGGTAATGGTGCTACTCCAAACGTATTTGACAACGAGACTTTCTTCAACGAAGTTCCAACTGGCTTCTCTGCTGCTGGTGGTGCATACTCTGCTGCAACTGGCGAGACTGCAACCAACCCAGGTGTACTAAACGCTGCTTCTCCTGGTGATTATGCTGCTGTAGGTGCCATGAACACCAACCTCGCAGAAGCTCTAGGTGAAAGCGGAAGTGAGTTCCGTGAAATGAGCTTCTCAATCGAGAAGACCACTGTAACAGCAAAGAGCCGTGCTCTAAAAGCTGAGTACACCCTAGAACTCGCACAAGACCTCAAGGCTATCCATGGTCTTGATGCTGAGACTGAGCTTGCAAACATCCTAAGCTCAGAGATTCTAACTGAAATCAACCGTGAAGTTGTACGTACCATCTACGTAACCGCTAAGCCTGGTGCTCAGAACAACGTAGCTAACGCTGGTACTTTCGACCTCGACGTTGACTCAAATGGCCGTTGGTCAGTTGAGAAGTTCAAGGGTCTACTCTTCCAGATTGAGCGTGATGCAAACGCAATCGGTCATGAGACTCGTAGAGGGAAGGGCAACTTCATCGTTTGTTCCGCAGACGTAGCAAGTGCTCTAGCTGCTGCTAAGGTAATGGATTACACCCCACTACTCAACACCAGCGACACCCCAGACGACACCGTATCAACTCTAGCTGGTACAATCAATGGTCGTATCAAGGTATATGTTGACCCATATTCCGCAAACATCTCTAACGATCACTACTATGTGATGGGTTATAAGGGAAGCAATGCATACGATGCAGGTCTTTTCTATTGCCCATATGTACCTCTCCAGATGGTACGTTCAATCGGCCAAGACACCTTCCAGCCAAAGATTGGCTTCAAGACCCGTTATGGCATGGTTGCAAACCCATTCGCAGGTGGTCTAACCCAGCGTTCTGGTGCTCTCCAGGCAAACGACAACGTTTACTACAGAAGAACCCGTGTGATCAATTTGATGTAATAACTAATTCACATAATTCAGGAGCCCCGAAAGGGGCTCTTTTTTTATCTAAATAAATATAAAACTCCCATGGCTGCTAATTTTATAACTAATTCAGCGTGTCCAACTAATTTTTTAACAGGAGTTGGATTTCAATTTCAGCTAATTAAATATCCAAAAGTATCCTTCTTTTGCCAATCTGCAACTGTGCCTGGCATATCACTTTCAGTAGCAAATCAAGCAACAAGATATAATTACGTACCACATCCTGGAGATGAAATTAATTTTGATGACTTAAATATTCAATTTATAGTTGATGAGAACATGACCAACTACATCACTATGCACAATTGGGTTAGAAAATTAGGACATCCGTATTCATCAAGAGATATTCAACAACTTCCTGGGGAAGATCTAGAAGATAAAACTTATAGTGATGGGGTACTATTTGTTTTAGATTCTAATTTCAATAAAAAATTTAAAATCGTGTTTAGTGATTTATTCCCAACCAGTATTGGCGGATTAACTTTTCAATCCACTGCCACTGATGTGCAATATTTTACCGTAGATGCTACCTTTAAGTATACTATATACGATATATACGACATTAATGACAACAAATTATGATTGACATTGACTTTATTAAAGATCATTGGGCACAAGATTCCAAAATGGATGAAGACCTACTTGATCATGAATCTATCAAAATTCCACAACTTCATAGCAAGTATTTAAATTGGCTTTCTGATGTAAGGCTGTTTAAAATTAAAAAAGAGCAAGAGTATAAACGATTACTCAGAGAAAAGTTTGAGTACTACACTGGAAAATCAGACGCTCAAGTATACAGAGAAAAGCCGTTTGATTTAAAGATACTCAAACAAGATGTTCAATTGTATATTGATTCGGATGAAGAAATTCAGTCTGCTTTAAATAAACTAAATTATTATAAGGAGATGATATTTTTACTAGAAAGTATTCTTAGTAATATTAGTACTAGAGGCTTTCAAATTAAAAACAGCATTGACTGGCAGAAATTTATGCAAGGAAGTATTTAATGGCTGACGTTATTATCCAGAAGAAAAATGAAGTATATTTAACAGTAGAGTGCGAACCACATATTAAATATGAGTTGGCTGAATACTTTACATTTGATGTGCCTAATGCAAAATTCATGCCACAATTTAAAAATAGAATGTGGGATGGAAAAATTAGATTGTTTAGTCCTCATGAAGGAAAAATCTATGTTGGATTATATGACTATCTAACAGAATGGTTATGCATTAAAAAGTACACATACCTAGATCAAGACAATAAATTCTATGGTTTACCAAAAGATTCTAACCAAAACATCACTCCAGAGGGTTTAGTAGATTATATTAAATCTCTAAACATTCCATTTAAAGTTAGAGATTATCAATATAAGGCAATTTACGAAGCAATTAAAAATAATAGAAAACTATTACTATCTCCAACTGCTTCGGGTAAGTCATTAATGATCTATGCAATTGTCAGATATTATCTTGACAGAAATTTAAATGTACTTATTATTACTCCAACCACGTCTCTGGTAGAACAACTATCCAAAGATTTTCAAGATTATGGTTGGGGAGAGGAAGCACACAAAATTTATGCTGGCAAGTCTAAGCAGAGTATTAATCCAGTAACTATTACTACTTGGCAATCAATTTACAAATTACCAAAGAGTTTCTTTGAAAAATATGATGTAGTGATTGGAGATGAAGCTCATCAGTTCAAAGCCAAGTCCCTGATTACGATTATGGAAAAACTGCATAATTGTAAGCATAGAATTGGGTTCACAGGTACTCTGGATGGGTCCAACACAAATCAACTCGTATTAGAGGGGTTATTCGGTCCTGTTAACAAGGTTATTAAGACCAAAAAACTGATAGACAAGGGCTACCTCTCAAACCTCAAAATTAATATCCTCTTGCTTCAACATGGAGAATCTATGTTTGAGTCATATCAAGAAGAAATTGATTATATCTGCAAAGATGAAAAAAGAAACAACTACATTAAAAAGTTAGCTATCAATCAAGATGGTAATACTTTGATATTATTTGCTATGGTAGAAAAACATGGCAAGATACTTCACGAAATAATAAATAGTGATGTAGGCCATGAACGAAAAGTGTTTTTCGTATATGGTGGAGTTGATACTGAAGAAAGAGAATTAATTAGAAAATTAACAGAAGAAGAGTCAAATGCTATTATCATTGCTTCTTATGGCACTTTTTCTACTGGTATCAATATTCGTAATCTACACAACGTTATTTTTGCAAGTCCAAGCAAATCAAGAATAAGAAATCTTCAATCAATCGGTAGAGTATTGAGAAAAGGAGACAATAAATCAAAAGCAAAATTATTTGATATTGCAGATGATTTCTCTAAAGGAGATAAAAGAAATTATACTTTAAATCACTTAGTAGAACGAATTAAAACTTACTCAGAAGAAAACTTTGAGTACGAGATAATTCCAGTAAATTTTAAAAGGAAAGAACATGACTGAATTCTATGGAATAATTAAATTAATTGATGGAACAGAATTAGTTGGCAATGTAGTTGTATGTGAAGAAGAAGATGGATTTGTTGTAGAGAATCCGTTTGAAGTATCCGTAGAACCAATATCAACTCCTGCTGGAGAGATGTATAAAGTTGATATGAGACCTTGGATAAAGTTCTCTAAAGAAGATATTTTCTTTATTGAAAAGAATAAAGTCTTTACTGTAGGTGAAGCAGATAATAAAATATTAACTCTGTATCGTAGTACTCTAAAGAAGTATTT